TGTTAGCATTGATACAAACGATATTTAACATAGCTCTCCAAAATAAAAGGAGGGGATTTTAACCCCCTCCCAATAATTACTAAGTAACCTGACCCTGCATAGCAGGACGGTTCATATATACCAACACCGTTGAAGTGGTGGTGGTCACAGAAGCTACGCTAGACACGCGCATTCCGGTGATTTGACCGCCTGCCGAGGTGAGGGCTTTAATACGTCCGGTTGTTGCTGACGCATACACCACCACATCGGGGGAGAAGGCAACAGCGGTTTTCAATACAAGGGTCTGACCTTGAATCTGGAACCAACCGTACTGAACCGCAGTGTTAGACGCGATAGCAACGTTTGCTACTGCAACTTGGTGGCCAGTGTTTTTGCTGGTTGCAAGTACAGGCAAGATTGCTACGGCATAACCCGCAGTCCACTGAATTAAGTTACCAGCCGCAAGTGTGGTTGATGCTGGAACTTTCAGATAGATGAACTCCGCGCTACCGTATACCGGATCCCAACCAGTGCGAATTTCGCCTAGCTGAGCTTCGAGTACGGTAGAAGGAAGGTTAGCGATACCGGGTGCAATGGTCGTTAGAACCGTCACATCGGGAGCGCCAAGAACGTTAGAACTAAATGAATAAGTCATGTTACCCCCCCTATGCGAACAAAATGCCTTGCAGGCGACGATTGGAACACGTCATATTGCCTGCAAAACCGATTAATTTAACCATAGCATCTTGATTGACTGCATAACGCGAATCTTCAATTGGGGAGAAGTTGCGGTCTGCATGAGGGCGCAGGAACAAATAATCCGTATTGATAAAGTTCATCGTTGCAGCCGTTGCGCCACCACCAACACCGCCGTCAAGAATAACGTCAGCGTTCATGTATTTCAGCGAATCAAAGCCCGCTTCCGCCATATCGGACGAGCCAATACGTTGAATTGCTTGCAGTGATTCGAGGTACATGCGCCAGTAGGTGTTATCAGCAACAATCAAGTCAGGCTTATCAGCGCCACGTACCAACTGCACATAAACTTGGTTCATGTAGGTTTGGATGTTAGCGGTTGATGTTGCCGCGCCGCCGTTGGTTACACCGCTGAACGCGATGTTACGCCAGAACGCTGCAATGGATTGGGAGGAATCAATACCGCCAACAATCCCTGTCGAAGGGGTGCTGTCGATAAGATACGCCAAACCACCGATTTGACGGCCACCGGATGCAGTACCATCCGAATAACAATCAAGGGCGATGTTATTGGTCAGAGTGCGTTCGGCGTTTTTAATGCGGCCTTCAAGCAGGTTGATGATCTGTTCTTTGCCGGAGTTCTGGATCATTTCCAGACCGGACATCGAAACAGCTACAGCCGCCTGAGCATAGTTGAACTCGGCACCAGCAAACACATCCGAAGGGGAAATGTTGATGGTTTCATAACCCGAATAACGGGTGAAGGTGCCGTTTTCTGCATACTCAAGTTCCTGTACAATGGTACGTCCACCATCGACGGGTTTAACATTGCCTTTTTTCTTAAGGCGGTTTAGCAACGCGTTGTTTTTAGTGACGTTATCGGCGGTTTTGCCTGTGCGGTTGCGCAGGGTGGTCGTGACGATTTCCGATAGCGCCCCTGGGTTTATAAGACTCATAGGGTTAATCCTTTAAAATTGGTTATGCCGCATGCTCATCGAATGCAGCTTCTAAATCTTCACGTATGGAGTTTTTGGTTCCGCTAGTGGCCACCGGGTTAAATGATGGTGAGCCTTTCACAGAAACAGCCACTCGACGCGACTTATCAGCTTTGGCCTTTATGTCGGCTATGCGTTGCGTTTCCTTGGCTTGCGCTTGATCGGCCAAAGTCGCTGAACGAATATCAGGGTCTGCCCATGAAGCTTTATCGTAGGCGTCTTGCAGATCCTGCGCTTGTCCACCCTGAAGGAGCGAGGCCATAACGGGCTTTAACTTCTCATAATGAACATTTTTAGGATCGGCAGCGAACGCATCAATCTTGCTTTTAACGGCTAGAGTTTCCTGCTGCTGTCTAAACACTTCCGGCTGTTGCTGAATTTCTTGGCGTAACCGAGCTAACTCTTGCTGGGTGTGCGCCAAGGGGTCATTCGGCTGGACAGTGGACGGGTTATGGGAGAGGTCAACACCATATTGCTTAGCAAGCTGGTGGAACAAAGCGGTCTTTTGCGCGGTGGGGGCGGTGCGCAATACGTAAGCGGTATTTAGTAACGATTGAATCGCCGTAGCCGGATTGCCCCCCTCCGCTTGGATGGTGGCCATATATGGATTGATGACATCCCGTAACGACTTGCCGAAATTGCGGTCTTCGTCGAGCTTGGTAAATCCTAATTCCACTTCGCTTTCACGGCGGGTCACCGCAGAACGTTGGGCAGGCGTCATGGTTGCCCATTCAGCTTTTTCCGCATTTGTCCAGCTATTCGGGGCATTCAATGATTTGTCAACGACAACTGGTGTGGGTTCGGGAGCTTCCACCTTAGCAAACTGGCCGGTTTCCGTACGGGCGGCAGGTTCACTATCAGCAACAGGCTCGCTCATATCCGAAAAGGCTTTTTCTAAATCAGACCGGATAGAATCTTCAATTGTGTCGTCTTGCTCAATGTCCATATTTTTCCATTATCTGATAAGTTGCTTTGCCGAGTTCTTCACGGCAGTTAAAATCGCCACGCATTTCGGTGGGTGCTTTGGCATTATTTAAGTCATTTCCAAATTCGACGCAGTCATGTGATTTAAGGTGGTTTGCCCACTCGCGGCGGTTGTGAAATACGGTCTGGTCAATGGGAGACACGATGCCATTTGCTAACAATCGGTCTTTATCCATAATAGAAACATGGCTTTTGTTACCTTGATAAAACGAAGGGGCGATTTCTTTCCTATCGGCATCAATCACGATAAATGGCCCAGAGGTATCTTTTACCATATGCATCCCCGTCGGAATCATAATATATTCCGCTATTTCACACGATAAAGTTGTGTAATCCAAATGATCGCCGGTAGTAACGCTGAGATTGCCCAGTAGATAACAGCCGTGCTTCTGCATGAGTTTTTGCAGGTCGCGGGTGAATAACACTAGATTGGGTGCTTTTTTTGCCATTAACCACAATCTATAGTAATTAATTATTATAATCAACATTTATTTTATGTGGTTAACAAAGCAACGCACAAACCATCAGTAGTTCGTCATCTTCGGCCATTTGCAGGGCTAATAACTTCAGTTTCTTTTCAAGGTTTTCAATGGCGGCAATGAATTTCAAGCTAGCCTGTTCGTTTTGTAATAAGGCTTGTAAATTGACATCTTCAATGTCGGGGAGTTCTGGCTCGTTAACCTCAACATACGGTTCAATTGCGGCTAATAATTCAACGTCATCAGGGATGAGGTCTTTGGCTTCCTCATAGATGGTAATGAGATTACTTAACCGGCGTTGCTTGCTGCCCTTTTTAACGTAAATGGGTAAACTGAATTTACGTGGCAACCCATCATGTGTATCGCGAGTAACCGCCCGCGCTCCGGCAGTTTGGAAGGCAAAGGATTGAAACGCGTAGGACTGGAACATTTACACCTTCGGGCGAACAGTCGCTTTTCTGCCATTATCGAGCGTAATTTCTTTCGGCGCGGCTAATAGCTTAATAGATTCCATCAATGGATTAAGCATGGATTCCACCGATTTATCGCTGTCTTGCTTGGTAGATTCCGCTGCTGCGTTAATTTTGCGGTCATTATCGGCAGATTCTCGCTGAATGGCTAACTTAAGCATTTCGATACGTTCATCCATAGCAAACTGTGCATTCATCCGGTCACGCTCCAAGGCGTCTTCATAAGCGAGTTTCGCCATGTCCGCGTCTTTTTGCCGTTGCTCTTTGGCCAGTTGAATCGCTGCATCCGCTTGCGTCTTAGCAAGGGTTTGCTGGTGATCTTGTTGTGACTCTTGCGCATCCTGTTGAACTTTGGCTTGTGCGGTAGAAGCTGCGAGTTGCTGACTGTGCTGTTGGTCTTGTTGTTTCAACTGCGCATCGGCCTGTGCTTTAGCCGCCTCTGGGTCAGGTTTTTGTGCTTGCGGTTGTGACGCTTCCTTTTCCACCTTTTGCAAGATGGTACGGAACGAGCCTTCAATACTTTTCCCGACTTTAAACCCACGCACACCAAAGAGCAGCATTTGCACCAATAACGGTTTCAAGGCGGGATCTTGGATTAACGACGCTTGCTGAATAAACCCACCGGCGGCGGTTAAGAATTCCATACGCGCAGATTGATCGGCCTGCTCATCCATTTTAATGGTTGAGTCGGTTTCGATATCAATACGGAAGGTCAGATGTGGCTGGTCTTGCAAAAGCGCATAAACATCTTCCCACGTTGGGTTATCGAGTAATTCTTGCTGTTTATCATCAATCGGTGGTGGCGCTGGTGGTTGTGGTGGCGGTTGTTGTCCCGTTTGCTGCGCGTGTTGGGCAATCATCTGCCAATGCTGCTGCGCCATTTGCGCTTGTTGTTGCTGCATTTGGAATTGTTGTTTTTCCTGTGCAGTCATCAATTGCACACCGGAAATGCTCTTAATGGTTTCCAATGAAAAGTGCTTAGCAATAATTAAGGCCGTATTAAACACCATGTCCTTAGCAAACCGCGCTACCGAGTGCTGGATGGAATCTAGGCGAAGGGTGGCGAATTGGCTTTTGATATTCTGGGCAGTGGCAGTTTCCGAGGCTTTACTCGCCCCACGGATAATATCGGCAATGCCGGTAATTTCATAAAGGTCGTTCTTTACCTTTTCACGCGCTTCATACAATTGAATCAGTACAGCGGCCAAGTCCTTAATCGGCATCAATTCCATTGCACCTTTTAAGCCGCCTTTTTCACCAAATACCGCCCATGATTCCACGGCAATCAGCCGGTTTTCCACGCCTTCATTAAGCATGCGCTCAACACCAGCGGCGGAGGCATCATAGACACCTACCACTTTAATCGACTTGGTGATCTGGCTAATACGGGTGGTTAATTCATCGAGTTCCATCGCCTGATCTTGATACTGCAGATAATCAGGAACAGGAATCAGGCTGTCATTCGTCACGATTCCAATAAGCGGCTTAGGGAACGGAAAGAATTCCGGCAAGCCTAACGGGTCATCTTTCACGTCGAGGAATTGTTCAACGGCGATGTGTATCCAATAGACCTTTTGGGTGTTTTTATCCCACAACTCATACACCGTGGCTTTTTTCATTACTTCGGCTTTTTTCTCATCGGAAAGCCCACGCGGTGAATAATCCATTGGAATTAACGCGGCAACGTCTTTACCAAAGCGGGTGATTAATTCCTGTTTGGTGAGGAACACCTTGCGCCATCCGCAATAGACTTCATCCCAGATACGCGCCACGTTATGGCCGAAATCTTTCCAGTGCACATAATCATGGCAGACTTCCTCGTAATATACTTCTTGGGTGGGTTCATCCTCGTAAACAGTATCAGTGATTTGCCCATCGGTGCTTTGCCCCGGTAAATTGATATCTCTAAAATGTGGCTCATAACGAACCCACGATACACCGCGTCCCGGCAATAGACGATCTTGCAGGCAATGCTTTACCGTATCGGAGAATTTAGCATTGACTTGAAACGAGGTGCAACGCTCTAATACATCTGAGGTTACGCGGCCTAAAACGTCATCATCCTTAAAGCGGCGCTGAATGTCAGGTTTCGGTTCGTTACCGTACGCAGCAGGAAACAAGGTCTGCACGTTGGAATAGAGAATATTAAAACGGGTGGGGTTGGTTTGCGTTGACGCCCGTTCATCTTTATAACGCTTAATGATCTTAGATGACTTGGTTTCCCATGTCTTATAATCCTTATCATAAAGCTGGATTTCCATCTTATAACGATCAAGTACGTCTTGATTGGTTAATTCATCATCAGGTAGGTCATCCGTTGCGTCGTTGATAATCGGTTCCATTAATCTATACAAAATCCAAAGATGAAAATATCTGCCGTACAAGCAGCGGTTGAGCCAGTGGTTAAGCTAAGGAAAGGCGTTGCGCTTTCCAAGGCGGTATTAACTAATGCCGCTAAGGTTGGTACCACGTTTACACTTGCCGCAAGTGTTACCCATGATTGAGCTACACCCACTAACGCATTACCGGCTTTTGAGGCCGTATCATAAATACCACCTGCACACACAATGCTCGCGCCGCCGGTTTTGCGCACCGCGACAATATGGGTGATTTGGTAATTCGTACCGGTGAATGACTTGCTAAATGCTTGGTCAGTGGTTAATTGCATATTCGCTGAGCGTAATACAAATAACTGCTGCATGGCATTGGAAGCACTTAAGGATTGACCGCCGGAACGCATCATATGCCTTCACCCACTTGAACCACTAATGTCGCCGTACCAGAAGCGCGGCAAATCGCTGATATGTTATAGACTGCATCATTTTGAATGGCTAGGGTTACATCACTTAAGGGAAGAATAGGGGTTGAGGTTGCAACCGGTGTAGCATTAGGCAAGGTCGCGGTTTGCGTACCAGCGCCAATCGAAACAAAGGCAATATTGGGGCCTTCATTGACAATGCGCACTACGGAACCTTGCGTTGGCAGCGCAGTCGATGAGCTGGCCGTTGCGGTTACAGTAATGGGTTTTGCGGGAGTTTGGGCGTTAAAGGGCTGTACGTTCATGTTCTCTCCATAAGTTACATCGGGCGATTCACTTGCCGAAGCTGGAGAGAATCTAAATTCTATTTGGCCTATTTACCGTATTTTTCGGCCAAAACAACTCATTTGCAGTCATTTCGTTTAAAAATCTCGGTTTTTCGGCCTCTTTCTCTTTTATATCATTTTTAAATACTTGTCCAATTATTTCAAACGCGTCCGAACCATGAGATGACCAATCATGCCGTGGCTTGCTTCTAAACACTTTCTTGTCAGCATCAAACTCAAATTGATATTGCTTTAACGCGGCTATCCCGTCTTTACACGTCTCCGCATCAAACCAGCATATCTCTATGGTTTTACGAGCCGCTTCAATGCCGTTTTGCTGGCTGGTGGCGCTAACAACATGCATGCTCACACCTAACGCATGGGCTTGCTGAACAATCGAACGGCCACCCGCTGCCAATAGCTTGTTTGCCGCGTCATGGGGAACGAAGTGTTTGCCGTATTTAAATGGCTTCAATCGTATCACTTCGCAGTAATGCTCAATGTCTTGCCCTGAATTCTCGTAATAATCCACCAAGCGTATTTCATTGCCTATTTTCTGCCAGAACCATATCGCAGTGGAATCATCAAAGCCTAAATCCCACGCGGTGTTAACGGGATGTGCCGAATCGTAGATTTCCACCCTAAAGCGTCCGTTGGTTTCTGCGGCAGCCATTTGCCTGCCATACACTGATCCCGTAATTGCCGCATCAAACGAACACTCAAACTCTTGCTGATATTCATTATCCAACATTAATGCTTTTTGCCGAGCTAATTCAGCGGCTGGTATAATACCTGTTTCACTGGCTTTGAGCATCTGACAGAACCATTCAGGGTTATTCTTGGCCATTTTATACAGCTCACCCAGTAAGTTTTCCCATCCTTTCGGTGTTCCGCTGACATCGAGCCAGCCTTCACGATCAGCGAGTGACGGTAAAATAATCTGCGTCAATACACTCTTTGCAATGCCTTGCCCCTCATCAATAACAATACCATCACAATACAAGCCGCGCATACGTTCGGCGTTTTCGGCTCCGTACAATCGTATCACTGCGTTATTATGGGGGAGCGTAATAGATAATTCCGATTCATTCACCTTCCCGCCTAAATCAATCAGTGGGGCGCAATAGTGCTTTAGGTATGCCCATGCAATATCTTTGGCCTGCACGTAATACGGAGCCAAATAACTAAATCGTGGATTGAGCTTTTCGCATTCCACGGCCTTACGGACAATCTTATTAATACGGGCAACGGTTTTACCCGCACGACGATGCGCTACCGAGATACCCCAGCGTTTATCTGATTCATGATAAGGGATGAACACGTCACGAGGTCGATAAGGTATGGTAATTTTTGCCACTAGTTACAACTCATAGATTGTGGTTTTGGGTATAAACCCGCTAATTTTAGCATAATATAAATAATTTAACAATCTACGATTGGATTGTGGTTCTTGCCAGTAGCTTTAAATAACCTAAGTCTGATCTCCAAAAGAGAAATCATTCCTTCTTTGTTATTTTTCGACAATTCTAATTTTGATATATTGTTTATCGCCCAATCATCAGGAATATTTGTGCCTAATACTCTCTCTGCAACAGTTTGTAGTAACTCATAAGATACCATCACTTTTCCCATGTAATCGTTAGTTTCCCAGTATTCTCATCTGGCGCAATAGTGGTAGGGAGTATCTTGCCCAACAGCGTCATGAATGATACAGGATTTTCCTCGGCTTGCCTTTCAATATAAGCAACACCACCCTTATTCTCTAAGGCTTGCAGTATCATTTCACGTAATGCAGCAGGTACCTTATTAGGTATTCCCGCTTTTCTGCCACCTGATTTCTTTTTAAACGCCATATAGAGTAGATAACCAATTGTTAAATTAACTATTTTTATATCCCATTGCGATAACCAGCGGCCATGCAATGATATTAATTCCTAATGCAACCAAATACGATAATTCTTTAAACTTAAACGGCTTGGCTACCCATACCGATAAAGCACAACCAATAAGGATATATACGCCTAGAATGTTAATCATATCCCATACCCCTTAAAATCTTCGACCATATCAACATAATGCGTTGATGATTCCTTAAATACCAGCTTAATCCATTCAGGGTAGCTATACACCAATTTATTAACGCCTTCATCTGGTTTGCTTAACCACGATAAAACAATATCTGGCAGATTAACCATGCATCTTACCATTAAATTCATTGCGGTTCGCCTCGTAGTTTAGCATAACCTTCCGTAAATGTGCAATAACTTTCTCCTTATTCATTTTTTCATATCGTGGAAGCTTTACTTTTTTAACCTTAACCTTACGCGCCCTAGAGTCATGACGGATAAATTCTAATTCCATGCTTTTACATTGATCTTCAATTGCTGGGCTGCTTCTTCCAAACAATGGGGATATGCTGTTGAGCTTAATATATCCATGCTCATCCATTTGCCTTTTAACTTCTTTGGCAAGCTTTATACATTCCGCATCTGTCCATCGTGTTCGGTGGGCGATGGATGCCACTTGACGAAACTCCTTGTACGGGATTTTTAATAAATCAGCCATGTAGCGAACCTTATGGGCAGGTAGACCCATATTCCTACCTATACGGCTAAATTCTACAAACCCGCGCTTGGCGGTTTGGTTCTTGATATTGGTGATTAATCGGGCTTTATGGTAATCAGTCCAGCCGGATATGGGTTGTTTTGTAGGCAGTATGGTCATTTAGTAGCTTTCCTAGTTTAGTTTATTGGCTACTCCTCAAGGGCTCGAACCTCGATTATAACAGTCAAAGTGTTATGTCCTACCATTAGACGAAGGAGTAATAGTTATTCTGGCGACTCCCACCCTTTTTGCGGCTCAACTCGCTAGAGAGTGGGTGTCATGGGTTAATTATTCGGCATAACGTCTTGCCAAACGGTCGGCCTGTATTTCTTTTTTGTATTGCTTTGCAAATTTTCTATTGAAAGCGCGAAGCGCAGCGAATTCTTTATCCATAGCAATTTTTGTAGCGCGATATTCTGCGCCAAATTTAATAGCATCTGGAGTCAATCCCATTTCTCCGCTGTTGATACCCTTAATACCCTTAAGTGTTTTAACAGCCAAATCGTAGTTATTATTCAGTTTGGCGGCTACTTGTTTCGCAATGATGTATGACATTTATTTTACTCCAGTTGTTTCGATAAACCCACCATACTAGCTTTTATGGCTCGGTCAACAACTATTTATAAGTTTTTTTTATTATTTATAGGCTTCATTGCCATATGAAGTAAAATGAAAGGTAAAATGAAACGAAAAATTATTATAATACAATATAC